TAACCGGCACCGACTTTGCCCTCGCCGCTGGATACGACAACGCCCTTCGGTAGTGTGGTTCCTGCTCCGGTGGTAAAGTGGTCGTTTTGGATTCGCCCGATACGAGTGCCAAGTGCGGAGCCAATTTCCGCGGCAAGGTCAAAGGCCGAATCTTGGAGAAGTTCGGAGCTGATCAGAATGGGCTTACTCGAATATTTGAACGCCTTGAAAGTCACCACGCCAAACGACGGATCGACCGAAGTGCCGATGGTGGTCGCCTCGTTGAGGATCACGCCCTTGTTCGTAGTGTCGTTCATGGTCGGCCAAGGAAGATCGGCGCCGGTAGTTGTACGCCGGACCGTGGACACCTGGCGCATGCCGCCGAAGGCCAGCAATGATCGTTCAAGGGCTCCTGAAAAATCTTCCGCTACCGTGTAGCCGCCTTCACCTGCGGTCAGATTTAGGCCGGCACGATTTTCCGCCCTGAACTTGTTTTGAATGGCGCGGTAATCCTTCGCAATCGGCAAAGTGATCTCTTTTTGTCCGAGCTCAAAGCGAAAATACTTGGCTGCGGCGCGATGTTCGTCGGTGACCTTGTCGTGTAGGTCCGGCTTCTGCATCATCAGCCAGCCCTGAACGGCCATAACTTTCCGCCGCTCGATCTCTTTCACATCAAGCTGACGCTGCCCGCTCATCTGGTAAACGATACCGTCCCATTTATCAGCCGGTCGCTGATCACTACGGATTTCTTTGCCTGCAAGCTTCCGCTCTTCCTCTTGGATCGTCTCTTCTCGCTCGATAATCTGTTCGAGAGAGCGACAATCCTTCTCCATTTTTTCGTAGGTTTCTTTTTCCTCGGCTGTTTGATGCCCGCGCTCGATTACCCCCTCGTGGAGTTCGCGCAATTCATGCACGATCTGAGCACGCTTTTGTTTAAGTTCGTTTACGTCGTACATTTTTTCGGTCCTCCAAATACGGGTTTAATTCGTTACCTTTTTGCGAGCGTTGCGGATGATTTCGGCCAATGAGAGCGGGTCGGGAATTGATGCGCGCCGTGCGAGAAAATCGGCGTGCTCTTTCATGCGCGCTAGAAATTCGGTGGCAGCAGCGTCGGGGTTCGGGTCGTCGCTGGACAGCGCAGCGGCCTCTTTGATCTTCTGCTCGTAGTAGGACCGGATTTCCGCGCGGGCGTTGATATCGGTTTGTGGATAGGCTGGATACGTAACCGGGGAGACATCGAACAACTCAACCTCGACCAACTCTCGCACCGCTTCCTTGTCCTCTGTTCTCCAACGGTCGGTGACCGTCCGAAACCCAAAACTCATCTGATCGACATCGCCGCGCTTGATAGACTGGTAAAGATCGCGGGCAAACTGGGTTTCGGGCAGGTCGATATCGGTTTTTAAGCCTCTGTCATCCTCTTTCAGGCGCAACGTGCCGGCCTTGTTGCGTCCCAAAACGAAATTAGGGTCGTGATTCCAGAGCGCTCTGATGTCCGCTTCGCCGATGGTTTTCTTGAACGCACCCGGGAGAACTATCTCGCGAAAACCGTAAATGACTTCGGATTTTTTGTTGAAAACAGCCGCGTGGCCGCTGATACGGAGATTTTTTCCGTCTTCGACGGCGCGGATTTCTTCAAGTTGGAAAGTTCGTCGCTCTAACATAAAAATAAAAAAGGCCAACACTGCCGTCCGGACGGTGTTGGCCTTAAAAAACTGGTTCGCCTCAACACGTGCGCGCGTGGAGGCGGAAAATTTTCTTAACTGAAAATGATTATGCTAGGAACAAAAGGAATTAAACAAGATTGAAAATGGCGGGATAGTACTGAATCGGACAAAACTGGACTATTTCTTTTGCCTTTGAGGATCGCCAAGGGCCTTTTCGACATCTTCCCAGTCGTAACGTGGCGATCCCCACACCTTTGTCGGTTCCGGTAACTTACCGTTTTTTTTCCATTCGTAAATCGTCGAACGGGATACGCCGATGGTATCGCAGAGTTCTTTGACGCTGAGTAATTTTTTCATAAACATCTAGTTTCTCCGGCGCTTTTGACGATCATGGCTTTTTTTACCCCCTACTTATGCTAAACTAATGGGTCCAAACCTGAAAACCCAACCGCCTGAGCGATAGACGGGGATGTCACGTGTGGCCCTAATACCCAGTAATAAGGCCCCGAAGCCCCTAAGTAGCGCCCTGGCCGAGATAAAGCGGAAGGGACGTGATCAGGCTTGGACGCAATATTCTTCGTTGACAAATCTACCGCCCTAAAATAGTATCGCGGATCAGCGGGTGCGGATGGAGATCAGGCCCTTTTTGATCCAAAGTAAGGCTCTCGAATTGGTTAACCCCTCCATTGTCAGCACCCGCCGCGCGTTCGTCCAATTCCCTCTCATACGCCGTCCGCAGATTCTTTTTCAGCCCGCAAACGATCAGAACATCAACCCCGAGGCTTCGCACCATGCCGATATACTGACCCACAAGCCCCTTTTTCCAGGCGTCTGGTCGATCCGGATCAACGTTGACCTTGAGCCGCCCTTTGTCTTTTTCGACATGGAAAACAACCTTAGTTTTGTCGGGGCGCATCTCATCCGGTAGCCGCGAGTCGATAAGCCAGAGACAGCGAAATACTCGGCAACTTTCCGGCCGGTCTTCGTAGATTTTGCAGCCTTTGCCGATTTCCGCGTGAGAACACCACACCGACGGTGGTTTACGGAGCTCGTCAATGCCTAGGACTTTACAGCAAAAACTACAGGTGCCGCAGGTTCTAACTTGCCCATTCTCCATAGGTTTAAAACCAAAACTCCTTGATGATATTGAAATAATGAATCCACATAGGGACAGCGATTATCATACAGAAGATGAAAACCGCGATGGCAAGACAAGTTGTACCGAGCGTTCCCCAAGTCATGCGTCAGCAGGTTTCCGAAATTCAGCCCATTCGTCGGGCATTTTATCTTTTTTTAACATGTTACAGCCAGGACATGAGACCACGAGGTTTTCTAACGAGTGCGAACCGCGTTTAGATAGCGGGATTACGTGGTCGGCGTGGCACTCTTTACCTGGAAATAGTTGCTTGCACCAATGACAGTCAACGAAAGGTTTATCCCGCCAAGACTTTATCCAGGCAGAAATTTCTTTTAGATTTCCGACAGTCGATTTCTTTTTCAGAGCGCGCCGCTTTCCGACATAGTTGCGGACGCTTTCGGGGTGTGCCGTTGCCCACTTTTTAGCTGCGAATTTGACTTTTTCAGGATTAGCGGCGCGATATTCCGCAGCCTTCCCTCTTCTCTCTATCCTGTGAACAACATCAAACTTTCGCGTCGCGGCCTTCAATTTTTCGGGATTAGCGGATTGCCATGTATTCACCCTGACCTTTACTTTTTCGCGGTTCGCAATGTACCACTTCGCCATTGCCGCGCTGTGTTCCTCGAAGTGCTCAGCGTACCATTTGACTCTCTGCTCTTTAGTCTTTTCTCGATTCGCTAACTTATAGCGGCTCGATTGCGCAAGAATTCTTTCGCGATTGGCGACGTACCATGCGGCGTGGTAAGTTTTACGGTCTTTCTTTTTTAATTCAGGCATGGCGGCTTTACGCGTCCGCAGGCTTCCCGTTGCCGTTTCCGTTTGTGTGCATCGGCACTTCTAAAATATCCTCGTCTGGTTCTTGGCCTACCACGCTCATGTTCGCAGGTATCCAGTAGTCATCACCGTGAGGGATTTCGTTAAGATTTTCCAGCGCGCGCCATTCATTTCCGTTGATAATCCCGTTTAGACGCCACGTCTGCAATGTTCGCGCGCGGGATTCGCTGTCGGCGCGTAGGAGTGCGTCAAACAAAAACTCAACATAGAATTTTTGTCTTTCTGTTTTGCTGAGGAGATGGCTATATTTTTTCTCCCACCGAATGATCCAAGGTCGCATCGTATCAACGTGTGTGTCTAGATTTTGTGCTTCGATAGACGCGAACGAGACCGTTCCGGGTTCCAGAATCCCGATTTTATGAGGACGGACCCGAAAAATTGACGCGATTTCCATCTTTTGAAGCTTTTTTCCCTCGACGTACTCCATATCTTTCGCTGGAGCACCTACCGCTTGCCACGTCATCCCCTCCTCAAAGATCGCGACACGGTTTTTATTGCCAAGTCCTTGATGTCTTTCTTCCCACTGTTTCAGCAATCGCTTTTGTGCCGATTCGCTGAGAGTGTTTGGATGCATGAGTATGCCGCCTGGGCTTGCGTCGTTCTTGAAAAATGCGGAGCGATATTCTTGTTCGGATACAGACAGCGCCATCGTGTCGCGGTGAAATTTGATGGGAGAATAGCCGACTAGACCGTCAAAACCGAGCCCGTGAAGGTGAAATACCTGCGAAGATGATAAAATCGCCTGCCCGCCGTTGGGCAACATGATCTCGTAAAATAATTTTCCCTCGTGAAGGAACGGCCTGACCCGGTCGGGTCGTAGCGGCCAAAGTTCGACAACCTCGCCGGTCCCGTTCCGCACTATCTCGGCATAAGCGTTGCCCCACAAAAGAACGTGGCCGGTGAGCGTCTCGCAAAACTCGTAATCGTTCATGTACGGGTTCGCGTCGTCGTGGACTAACGGGTAAAGCCAGTGGTTTGTGGCCCTATTTCTGCCTTTTTCAGTGCGTTCATAGGTGATTTTAGGTAGGGAGGCGACGTAATCGGCGATATAGCTGACGCACGCGTAGACCGCGGCAACGCACATCGCCTTTTCCTCGTTGATATGAATGCCGCC